GGGTCTAGGAAGAAGTCATTCTGCGCCCGTATGTCTGGTATGCCCGGTCCAATGAAAGACGAAAAAGGTCGTCCAACCCGTAAAGCGGCTAGTTTAGCCAGATGGAAATGCTAATGGTATTAGACGATACAACAAAAGCTGAACTAGTAGCGTTATTAAAAGCTGCTGTAACTGAAGCCGTTGAGCAGCATCCGTTGAGCCCAGATGAGGTACAGTGGGTGCGTATGGCTATAAAGGCAGAAGCAGAAAGAGCTAGTTTGCGTAAAGCTATTATTGAAAAATCTTTAGCTGGTTTGGCTTGGATGGCATTAGCTGGAATAGGTACTTGGGCAGTTAGTTTTGTTGCGGATCATTGGAAATAAAATGCCTAGCGTAAGTAAAAAGCAACACAATTTTATGGCAGCAATTGCGCATAATCCTGCATTTGCAAAAAAAGTAGGAATTCCACAATCCGTGGGAAAAGATTTTAACAACGCCGACAAAGGCAAAAAATTTAGGAGTGGTGGCATGGCTAAGAGCGATATGAAAGAAGACATGGCAATGGACAAAAAACAAGACGTTTCCATGATTAAAAAAGCATTTAAACAACACGATATGCAAGAGCATAAAGGTGGTAAAGGCACAACGCTAAAACTATCTAAAGGCGGTTCTGCATCAAGTCGTGCTGATGGTTGTGCTATTAAAGGCAAAACCAAAGGCACAATGATCGCCATGTGTGGCGGCGGCATGTACGGTAAGAAAAAGTAATGAAAGCCTCTCGTGGGATGGGTGCGGTGATGCCTAGCAAGATGCCGGGCAAAAAAATTATTCACCGTAAAGATAACCCAAACGACGTAGAACTTTACGCTAAAGGCGGTAAAGTAGGTAACAATGTTACTGTTACTAAAGGTGGTACTGCTTCCGCTATGGCTAAAAAGCTGTTGGCTAAACCCGGTTCTTTAAAAGCTGCTGACATGTATAAAGACGGTGGCAAAGTTAATGCGGCGGGTAATTACACTAAGCCAGAAATGCGTAAACGTATTGTGGCGCAAGTTAAAGCAGCAGCTACGCAAGGCACTGGCGCAGGTCAGTGGTCGGCTCGTAAAGCGCAATTAGTAGCTAAAAAGTATAAAGCTGCTGGGGGTGGTTATAAATGAGTAGCCTTGCAAAACCTCAACAGTCTTTAAAGGCTTGGGGTGAGCAAAAGTGGAGAACTAAATCTGGTAAACCTTCTAGTAAAACAGGAGAAAGATACTTACCAGAAAAAGCAATTAAAGCTTTAAGTCCGCAAGAGTACGCCGCAACTACAAAGGCAAAACGTGCGGGTAAAGCAAAAGGTAAACAGTTTGTAGCACAACCAAAGAGCGTTAAAGAAAAAACAAAAGCGTATAGGAAGATCTAAAATGGCTGAAAAATGGATACAAAAAGCAATTAAGAAACCCGGTGCTTTGCGCAAAGAGCTAGGTGTACCTGCTGGTAAAAAGATTCCGTCCAGCAAACTAGCTGCAGCTGCAAAGAAACCCGGCAAGATGGGTAAGCGGGCTAGGCTGGCGGAAACCCTAAAAGGGCTTAAGAAATGAACTTTTCTATTAGTTGGGTACTTGGGCTATTTAAAAAACCAGAAGTAGAAGTTACTTTTGATAAAGCGGAAGTTGCGCTTAAAGAGCCGACATTCCCTGTAGAAAAACCAAAACGTAAGCCAGCAGCTAAAAAAACTGTTGCTAAGAAAGCAACAAGCGTAGCCAAAAAGAAAACCGCTACAAAGAAAAGATGACCGTAGTTACTACAAAGAAAGCTAAACAGTGTCTGTAAGCGGAATATCCGATTTTAACCTTGATCTTACTGAGATCATTGAAGAAGCTTTTGAGCGTTGTGGCTCAGAGTCTCGTACGGGCTATGACATTAGAACAGCACGGCGTTCGCTTAATTTGCTATTTGCGGACTGGGCAAACCGTGGCATCAATATGTGGACGTTTGAAGAGGGGCAGATACCGTTAATTCAAGGCGTGACTACCTATGCCCTTCCGAACGATACAGTTGACCTCCTAGAGCACGTTATACGCACAAACGCAAACGTACAGAATACTCAGGCTGACTTAACTATTACCCGCATTTCAGTCTCTACATACGCAACACTCCCAAACAAGTTGCAACAAGCTCGTCCTATTCAAGTCTGGGTTCAGCGTTTAGATAGCGCAGTGTACGTTGTGGATTCAACTGTTGCGACTCTTGTTTCGCCCACCGCTACGACTATTTATCTTACTGACGTTACTGCTCTTCCAGCGGCTGGCTTTATTCAACTAGGCAGCGAAGTCATTAGTTACGGAAACTTAACGCAAACTAGCCCAGACTCCCCAGCCGGAGCGTTATATAACTGCGGGCGTGGTCAGCAAAATACCTACGCAGTTCAACACGCTGTTGGCACTGTGGTTACAAAGATACAGCCACCTTCAATTACTGTATGGCCTACCCCTGATCAGGGCTCAGCCTCTTCTCCTTACTACACCTTTGTATACTGGAGACTGCGCCGTATTAACAATGCTGGTGATGGTTCTAATACATTTGACGTACCGTTCCGCTTTTTGCCTTGCTTAACTGCAGGTCTGGCTTACTATATGGCTTTGAAGATTCCGGGTGCAGATACCCGTTTAGGCGTTCTAAAACAGCAATATGATGAGGCTTGGAACAACGCAGCTAATGAAGACCAAGACAAAGCATCAGTTCGGTTTGTACCCCGCCGCATGTTTATTACTTAAGGACATGTATGAGCAACAGGTTTTCTTCTGGCAAGTTTGCGATTTCGCAGTGCGATCGCTGCAATTTTCGTTTCAAGCTAAAAGAACTACGTATTGAGATTATTAAGACTAAGCCTTATCAACTTAAGGTTTGTCGGCAGTGTTGGGACCCAGATCAGCCGCAGTTGCAGTTAGGTATGTACCCAGTTGAAGATCCACAAGCAGTGCGTGATCCAAGACCTGACAATACGTACTACCAAGCTGGTTTAACTGGATTGCAGCTAAATCAAAATGATGGGGCAGCCTTAGATGGATTTGGCGATCCTACAGGCGGTAGTAGGGTGTTTCAATGGGGGTGGGCCCCAGTTGGTGGTGCTAGTCAGTTTGATAGCGTTTTAACACCAAATTACTTGATTGCAGTAGGACAAGTAGGTACAGTATCAGTATCTACAACATAGGAGAATTAAAATGACTTTTAAATCAGGCGCTAACGGTATTGAATCTAAAGGCAAAACCAAAGGCAAAAATTTAGGTGACTCAGGTCCAAACGTCGGCATTCAAGCTGGCGCTAAGGGCAAAGGCAAAATGAGCGGTGGCAAGACCAACGAGCAAATGAAGTCTATGGGTCGTAACATGGCTAAAGTAGCTAACCAAGGCGCAATGAAAAAAGCTGCCGGAAGAGGTCGTTAATCATGGCTATTAACAATAAACCAGCTAGCGCTTATGCAAAACCCCATACAATGAGTGGCGGCGATATAGACGTAAAAGAGGCTGTTACTAAAAAGGGTAACGGCGTGGACGAAATTAAAATGTCTGTTGGCGGCGTGTTTAAAAGTCAGATGGATGAAGTAAAAACTTCTGGCATTAAAATCCGTGGAACTGGCGCAGCTACCAAAGGCGTTATGGCAAGAGGACCAATGGCATGAATTTACAAGCTCCAATTAAACTGGATTTAACAGTTGAAGAAGTTAATGGTATTTTGGCGGCTCTTGGTGAACTACCTACCAAGACCAATGCTTTTATGTTGATGGAAAAAATCCGCATGCAGGCAACTCCACAAGTACCAGCGGAAGAGCCTAAAGCCGAATAAGTATGAACTACGTACAACTGTACCAAGCGATTCAGGACTACTCTGAAAACACAGAGTCGCTATTTGTAGGCAACATCTCACGTTTTGTTAGAGAAGCTGAAGATCGTATATACAACAGTGTCCAGATTCCATCGTTACGCAAAAACGTAACGGGTACAGTTTCGTCTGGTAATAAGTATTTGTCTTGCCCTGATGACTATTTGTCAACATACTCAATGGCGGTTATTGAAAACTATGGTCAAGCGTCTGAGACATATACTTATTTGCTTAATAAAGACGTTAACTTT